GTACATCATCCATCTCACCAAGATTTTGTCCACCTTGTAAAGTTGTTATCTCTGTACCTCTACCACCTTCTCTTCTAGGTAACCAGTAATCCTCGAGCATAGTCATAAACTTACGATCGTCTCTTACCTCACCAGTAGATGCATTATACACTAATCTGTTTTTATGTTTAGCCATCATATCTCTTAGATACTGTTCAGCTTTCATCTTAGGTAGATTACCTACATCAATATAGAACACTCTTCTTTCAGGTGCTCTAGCTATTCTGTAGATTACTGTTGCATCTTCTAGGATACGTAATTGATTTAATGGTTTGATTGCTTTATGTAGATGTGATAATACAATTCTATTATCTTCTGACATCATACCAGATGTTATATTAACAATAGCATCACGTGCTATCTTAACACCTTGGTCACCAGCAGCTGCGGTTGGAGATCCTCCAGGGTATCCTGTAAATCCTTTTTCATTAAAAACAAAATATTCTTCTTTAGTTTTTGAAATTACTACAGCACCTGGTCCAGATATTGCAGATCCATTACCCACTCGTTGCTTATTAATTGTTCTAATCTTTTTAATTTTTCTTGGATCAATATATCGTAGCTCTTGTATGCCTGCTTCCATATCTTTAGGATCTACTATTACATGATAGTATAATCTACCATCAATATACCAATGTCTATAAACTTCATAACCTTTGTTACCAAAGTCTAAAAGTTTTAATGTTTCGTCAAACTGATCACGAAGTACTTCTTTTATTTTAGGAGATGTATTTACACTATCTAAATTAAGCGCAACAATCTTATGCTCTTCACCATAAACAATAGTCTCGTTGACTATATCATCTATAGCAAGTTCACACTCAGGCTGCAAAGCCATACGTCTGTACCTTGTGATTAGTTCTGATTCTGTTCTGGTTGAGCCTTCTAGATCAACGTAGGTCCCATAAGCACCGCCTTCCGCAACTGCTATGGAACCTTCGTCATCAATCTTTGGTGCAAAAGAACCTAAGTCCTCTTCTTGTTTAACACCTTTTCTTTTAAACTCAAATCCAAATAATTCTGCCATAATATACTCACCTTCTAATGTTAATTAAATAATAGTTCACCCATTTACAATGTAAATGCACCAAAGTTAGCACCGCCAACTTGATGATTAATATTTTTTGCAGTGGCACCATTTACCTCCCAATGATCATATTGGAACGTAACTGTAAACTCTTCTAGAGTATGCGTTGTATTCCAGTCTAGGTCAATAGGGCTTATTTCAGTTGGAAATAAACCATTAAATGTATATGATCTAATCCTGTTACCTGTTTTCCCAAAATGGGTCACAGTTGCATTTGATTTGTATTCATTTGCATTTGCACCAAATACTCTCTTGTTTCCAACATGAGTATTAATTTTGTTTGACCATTGTTCCATTGAATTACGGATGCTCATATCTTCATCCTGAATTACTGTAACTGTCCACTCAGCGAATGTTCTGTCACCAGCTATTTTAATTTTACGACCAAAGTACGGGACTTCAATCATTCCAAGTGTTGAGGCTGGCATTTGCGCAGCCCTACACATATATTGAAAGCTGTTAACTCCATCAACACCTCCTGGAGTCGTCAAAATCACTTCGAAAAGTGATGGACGTGCGCCTCCTAATTTTAGGTGTCCTTTGATATCTCCTATGCTAAAAGCCATTATTCTTTCTCCTTTTTCTTACTTAACTATTTATATTAGAATTGACCGACTACTTCAGAGAATTCTACTCCTGTACGAACCGCTACAAAGTTTAACTGTATAAAGTTAATTGCTCTAGCAGGCTTTACGTAGATGTCTCCTACAAACCTATTGCTATCAATTACTTCTCCAGTGTTATTTGTCTCGTCACATACAACTCTAAAGTCGAAGATGCCTCGTCTTCCTTGTACATCTCGTAAGAATGGTTCTACCATATTACGGAACTGTGCTCTAGTGAACTCATCATTGAATTCAAATAGTGTATACTTGGCTGCTGTTGCTATTGCTTTTTCTAGAACAATGAATAATCTTCTTACATTGATTCTATCAAACGCGCTTGGTTTTGCCAATAATGTTTTGTCTCCGAACAATACTGTTCCTTGACCTGGCTGAGTTATTACAGGATTAACTTTAGCTTTGTAAAGTATATCTCTGTCTGCTCTATCTGGATTGTATGGAAGTTTGATTACATTCTTCATCACACCTCTATTATAACCAGCAGGACTGAACCATGGGTCTCTTATATCGTCTGTTCTTACACAAAGACCAGCAGTGTCTCCATTTAATGGAATGTATCTGTAAACATCATTATACTTATCGTATTGATATTTCCATCCACTATCCATAACTCCGTATGAAGTTGGTGTTAATGATTCTGCAAATGTTTTAACATCATTTGATTCACCACCTTGATTGTTTACTACATCAGCCTTTTCAGGTGAGCAGAATACTACGCAGTCTTTTCTTGAGTCACTAATATTATCTATTAGATAATTTGGCCATTGCTCTCCATTAGTACCACCTCTGGATAAACCAGCTAGTATTAATGATACATCAACATCCTCTGGACTCTTGAATAGGTCAACAGCTGTTGCTAATTGTCCTATTGCAATTGAAGTTTCATTTGGATTAGTACCATCTGAACCTACTTGGAAGGATGAAGTAAATGGTATTACAGAATTAACGTAATTGTTAAGGCCTGTAGCAGTATTAGAATATGTCTCAGCAGCAGTGTTAACATTAGAGGTTGCTCTAATAGTAGTACCACCTACCCATACCCATTGAGATTGGTTATCAATAACATCTTTATAGTAGATTGATTCACCACTTTCGTTCTTTGCATCAGTAGCTCTTGATAGACCTTCAAACACTTCTAGAATTTCTCCTTTGATGCCTGTGATGTCTCCATCTTCATCTGATATAACTATATGTAATTCATCATTAGCAGTATTATTTGCTACGTTATTTGAATATTCTGTTTGACCAGGAGTTTTATCCACATTGTCTCTATGTTCCCAGAAACGTGTAACACCTCCTGAGTTAATACTATCACCAACACTATTGTTACAACTCCAGTTAGTTGATAGTCTGAATTTTGGATCCACAGTAAATGATACATTAGCTAAGAATGTTGTATCTGAATCTGCATATGTTGCTCCAGCTTGTACAGCACTCTTTGCTGTAATCTTAACTGTTTGATAACCAATAGATGAGTTACCTAAACGTACTGAGTCACCAACTGTGAATACTGTTTGTGCAGTAGTCATAGATAAGTTAGCACCTACTCTAATAACGTGAGCTGCTTGACCAGTACTATCTCCGTCTTCTTCTACACCTGATTGACTGAACAGTAATGTAGTACTACCTACAGCAATGTTAGCTACAAAGCCAGTATTAGATGTACTAACATCCATTGAACTGTTTGTTACACCAGTAAATGTACTTTCAAATGCTAATGCACTATCACATACACTAACTTTTAAACTGTTACCTAATGCACCTGGATACTTTGCTATGAAAGATGCCAGAGTTGCAGTAGATGATAGTGTTAGACCATCGTGGTGTTCTGAGTTTTTAATTAAATCTGTTTGAGTAGCTACAGAATTATTAGCTACTGTTGCTTGTGTTTGTAGTACGGTTGCATTAATTGCATCAGCTGGTATTGCTCTTGATACATATAACTTATTGCCGTAGCCTAAGAAATTTGCAGCTGTAAAAAATGTATTGAAATTGGTTGAATCTGGCTCACCGAAAGTCGCAGCTAACTCTTCTTCAGAAGATATTAAATTACGCTCTTCGGCTGGTCCCCATCTGAACCAACCGGCCATAGCACCTTCTGTAGTAGATACTGCAGGTATAATACCTGTTAGGTCTACTTCTGAAACGCTTACGCCTGGACTGACTTGAAATCCCATGTTTCTCTCTCCTTATTGGATGTTTAGATCGTCAAAATTTATTTGAACTTCTTGTATTTATTTATAAGAACCATGGGCTCGAGAATAAAGTTTACCACAGTCCATGTGTATCAGTATCATCCCATTCAGAATGGGTCAGCAATGTATCACCGTGCATAAACTCATCTTTCTCTTTATCATCAAAGGTACCATCATTTACAAAACCAAATGGTAGCACGTCTTCTTCTAATGCTTTCTCATTATCACTATGTAATTGCTTACGAATGTCTATATTAGT